GTAATCTGCGAATGGTGCATCTTTTGGTCCGTTGAGACCAATTCCCTCTGCCATTACCTTATCTTTATCACCGTCGTATTCCACTTCATAACTCTCTAGCGACTTTTCAAGGATATTATGTGTCAATATAGATGCACCATATCGACCAGTTACTTGTCCGCCCGTTAAATTAAATCTACTTTGTTCGACATATTTCTCCATCATTGCATTATCAACCACATAACCTCGAGCATCATCACCCACTTGAATTGGCATATTTTTTAAAGTGAAGACTCTCATTATGTCTCCCTCTTTTAATTCGTCTACAGTCACGAACTTGAAGCCGTCATTATTTTCAAAGAAGAGATAATTGGACGCTCCATCAGCAGATACGGAGTTTCTGCATAGAAAGTTCATCAATTGGAAAGGATTCCAATTTGGTACAACCATATTTTTTTCGTGTAATGAAGGAGATACCGTAAAGTCAGTCCATACGTAATCGCCAAATTCCATAATACTTGTACCTACATATTCTGCTATTTCAGATGCCGTCATCTTCATAAATGAACGACTTATCTTTTTTGTATTATTAACTAAAGCATAAGGAGATGTTATTCCCAAAACGTACTGAGTAAGTTTTGGAGTCTTTACTCCAGAAGATATAGAATCAATTACGAATTCTTTTTCTAGATTGGAACTTTTCTCCGAAGATATATTTGGAGTAAGTATCTCAAAATGTACTTCTTCCATTCCTGAACCGACTATACCATTAGCCTCTACCATACCTGTACCATCTTCAAGTATTATAGCTCCGCTCATACAATTATTGTATATCGATTCGTAAATACTCATTTGTTTGATGATACCACTCATCTCCTCTGATTCCCCTAAGTAATTCGTAAACTTACAATTCCAATCAGAGACCGTTTTTGGATCTATGGTGTCATATGAGCCGGGAAGTTGTTCCGCCATAATATATTACTCCTGATGTTGTTGTTTAGTATTTCGCATCCATTTCTCAAATTCTTCTGCTATCTTCGGAACGTGGTTAGTTTTGAGTAACATAATATGCCTCTTCTTATCATTTTTATAAATCTCCCACTCTAAATTAGTAACTGGAACTCTATCTACTTCTGCACTTTGATCCTCATACTGTTTATATTCTTCATCTTCATAATGATGGATTCCATCTTGATCATCATAAAGTTTGTCCACATAAGCATAGACTTCTGGTTCTCTCATTACCCAATCATAAAAAGGGTCAATCACCTTATTTATAGCACATACAATCCACCAATAGTCTTGATTTCCATAATACTGCTCTGCTACTTTTTCAGGAGTATCATCTTCATCTATTGTAACGGTATAATACATTGTTTCGTATTTCCTAACCGTTTTAAGCATATCCAATCTATGTGTAATATCAGCTATACTACATCCATTATACTCTAATTGGGGAAGTATTTTTGTATATTTGGGCATTAGTATCCTCCAACCATTTTAATATCATCTGCCGTAACGATTGCGTTTTCTTTAAGTACCACTGTTAAATTAGTTTCAATTGGTGCACCATCTTCATAAGCATTCCAAGTTCCTGATGGAGTATAATTTACTTCTACTGATTGAATAAACGAATCTTTTATTTGAAATAAATGTGGATTGCGTTCAGCTCCATACCAGAATTCTACATTGACAGTTACAGGAATACCTAATCTACCTATGTTTCTCATTGTCGCTTGCAAATCCCCTGCTGGTCCACTGACTGCCGCACTTGGTACAAATTTTACACCATTTTTACTTGCATCATTTATCTCAGCCACGGAACCTTTATGGGCTTTAGCAGAATTTTGAATATTAGTGTCGCCTCCAAGAGGACCCTTAACTACTGGAGAAGAGAATTTTTTAAATGCAAAACAAACAGTTTGTATCGCATTTTGCTCATCTCTATCTTTAGGAGTCATTCTCCAAGCTAAAGTGTGAGACCTTAAAGATGCTCCATCATATACTAATCCCATTTGTTGATTTGATATTGATCCCATCGCCATTTTACCAGAGTTATTCACGTTGGCTATACCAGCTACAAATTCAGTTCCCTCACTTGCCATACCTGAAGCTACAGATTTCGCTTGATTCCAGAAAGTAGATCCGAATCCACCTAGTCCGCCACCTTCAGAAGCCGTAGTAGAGCCTCTATTAACCATCATATTATCCGTTTCTGTATATTTTTGATTATAAGAAGTAGATAAAGTTAATGGCATAGGTAGCCAAATATTAGCGAGAGAGTCTTTATCCAATCTGTGACTCTGTCCTTTTACTACTTCTTTACTGGGTGGGGCAGGCACCCAAGAGTTAATTATTAATCTTGTCCAAAAATTTCCTGCGGATACGTCATCTAACGGAAATTTAAATACCTTCGCTCCATCTCCTTTAGGGATTTTTGATTTATCCGCACTAAATGTAGATGCTATATCATATGGTTTAGCTATTCCAGTGGAAATATCTGAAACTGCTACGGCTCCACTGTGGGAACCTATTCCGCTTTGCGGTCTTCCTTTTAACGCCATTTCTAACTCTCTAAGTGATAAATAAGTCTTTAAACTATTTATATAAATAGTTGAGATGGCATATAAGGGAAAATATAAAGTAAAAAATCGAGAAAAGTACGTTGGTGATGTAGATACTGTTAAATATCGGTCATCTTGGGAACGAAGGTTTATGGTATATTGTGATGTTACACAACCAAAAATCTTGAGATGGAGTAGTGAAGAATTAATTCTCCCCTATAAAAGCCCGATTGACGGTAAAATACATAGATACTTTCCAGACTTTTGGATTGAACAAAAAGGCAAAAATGGTAAATTGTCCACAATGATCATTGAAGTAAAACCAAAAGAACAATGTGGTCCACCGAAACCACCCAAAACCAAGACTACCAAAAGCAAATATAGATATTTAAACGCTTTGAAAACTTGGAGAGTAAATGAAGCAAAGTGGAAAGTAGCAGAAGAATTTTGTGCCGAGAGAAAGTGGACATTTAAATTACTAACAGAGGATCATTTGGTGAAGTAATATGGCTGTAGTTGATATCGCAAAGGGAACAGAGAGAACCGCTACTGACGGAAGTAAGTATCGTTGGATAGGCAGTCAATGGGGTAAGGTAACACGGGCCGGTAAGGTAGGTCAAATGGCTCGAAGAGCGATTGGCGCAGAATTAACCAAAGCCCAATTGTCTCCAAAAAGCGTTTCTAAATCGCAAAAAGCAAAGAAATCGGTAGCGTGGTTCAAACAAAAAGTTGGAGAATCTGCTAAAGGATTCAAAAAGAAAGCAAAACTGAGACCCGGAAAGATGTATACGTACGGATATGATGCCAAACTGAAAGCGATACTTCCATATTGGGATAAATTTCCCCTCATAATATGCTTAGATGTATATAAGGATGGCTTTATGGGACTCAACTTTCATTATTTATATCCTGTAGAAAGAATGAAATTTCTGAACAAGATAATGAAATTTGCTACCCAAAAGGGAGAGGTAGAAGATATGACAGACAAAGCCCGTTTCAATATCTCTTGGGATGCAGTAAAACAAATACCAAATGCTGACAAGATGATACATAAATACTTATATGGACACGTAAGAACTAGCCTCTTAGAGGCTCCGCCAAATGAGTGGGAGAATGCTATATTTCTACCATATCAAAGGTTTGTTGGTTCTACCGCTAAATCAGTTTGGAGTAAATAATGCAAGTATCAGATTTTACCGATGTAATAGGCAAATACGATGGTCTCGCTAGAAATAATTTATATTCTATCGAAATCTATATGCCCAGAGGACACAAGAAAATGGGAATGGCTGGAGGTGGAGGATACTTCGGGGATTTTTATACTGGAGCCGACGTGGAAAAAGGCGGCACTAAATTTCTGTCATATAAAGCAAAACAAGTATCTATACCCGGTAAAAGTCTGGGTACAATTGATTCCAAAAGATTTGGTCCTATCTTTAAAGTTGCTAATGATATGATTGT